CTGCAGAAAATGCTATGCACTCCCTGCTTCGTTCTTAGTTGAACTCGCGTTGACTAAGGGACAGGGTCCCCAAGCTCTAATTGTGGTTGCTCTTCTTCCTTACCCAGGAAGGTGTGTGACCATACAGAGGTGATCACCAGGTGTTAAAAGCCCCGCAAGGGACCACATCATGGTTATCTTCCTCTAAAAGGAAACTTTAGCTTATTAAGCTTTCTGCGGCCCGTCCATGCCCATAGGAGGACGGAAACCGAAGTTTAATATTTTAGGTCTAACCTTGGGAACCAAGGGTTGCCTTTCGCTGGCATCTCTAGACTGTTTATGAAACTAAGTTAGGGACAGAGAGGTTCGAATCCTCTTCACGCAAGTGGGAAGTGTCCTCGAAAGGGACCTCCACCTGGATCTCCACAACTAACAACCTGATTAAATAGTTTAGTTTGCTAGGTTAAGTAACCTGAAGCTAACCAAAAAACCACTCAACCACTGTCTGGATAGGGAAACCTTGATCGTAAGATTCTACACCCCTTGGTAACTCTCGGGAGACACTTCCTCTTGCCTAGAAGTAGGTAGGGGGGAAAGTTCCAGATGTTGCAAATAAACCAGATAACTATTATGAAAAATACTAAAATAAGTACTTATCTTAAACAGATATCTGCGTTTAGAGTGACGTTTAAAAATATTAATGAAATGGCCTCTGTAAAAAGAGGGAAGTACCTAGCTCGGTTATTAATAAATTTAATACCGGTTCTAGGGCTTCATACCACACGTGCGAAAGTAAGATCTATTTACGTCTTTTTAGGAAAACTTTACCGATTGTTCTCAGAAATGGGAGCAAAAGGTGCTTGCCTTACGTTAAAAGTGTATGCCGTGACACTCCAACAATCGATTGGAGGTCATGTGGTGCGAGACATCACGGGACTTAAGTTCCGTGTTGCTCGGACACGAGGGGGATTACCGCGGGTAATACCTAGGGTACATCGAGAGATGATACGCGATGGTAATTACCGGATAATCCGGATGTACCTGACAATCTTTAATCTCTATCGAGTTATTGATTATACAGGTGACATGCGGTTTGCTTCATTAGTGAAAACTATTGTTGCACCCGCAACTACTCTTAAAGGGTTGTTACCCTTAAAAGGAGAACTATTGGGGTTTGTACCAACTTTTTATAAGTGGCTCATTCCTCTAATAGGCCTAAACCCTCGTAGTCTACGGTTAGAGCTGCTGGATTCTTACCAGACAGCTACCGCTTTCCCATTGTTGAAAGCGTCACCGTTTACCACGCCTCTAAGCAAGTTCAAAGAACTTGACCGAGCTCAGCAAGTTGAAGCTATGGTTACTCAACCAGTAGTTTCTTCTCACCCGCTCGCTGTACATGAGGCGGCCAATGCACTCGAGTGCAATGCTGAATTATATGATCCAGCTCATTACTTCCTATCTCTGCTTGAACCGAACTCGGTTCTTCGGAGAGCGTGGTATCGATCTGTTCAATTCCCTTTAACACCAGGGAAACAGAATCAATACCTTGGAGAAGGGTCTTCACAAAACCCGATTCTCGGAAGGCTTGCCTTGAAAGAGGAAGCTGCCGGGAAAGTGCGAGTGTTCGCTATGGTTGATTGCTGGACACAGTGGTTGTTGAAACCGCTGCATGCCACAATCTTCGACCATATTCTCCCTGGAATTCCCCAGGATGGAACTCGGGACCAAATGGCTCCGGTCCACCTTCTATTAAGGAAAGATCCTGCATCTCTCTTTAGTTTAGATCTTAGCGCAGCTACAGATCGGCTACCTATTTGGCTTCAAATTGCCGTTTTAGGAGGTTTCACAGGGAAAATCTTCGCTCAGAACTGGGCGGATTTCCTGGTTAACAGAGATTATTCTCTGGTAACGATGACACCTAAGAATAGATCAGGGGGGAAACCCAGACCGGTTTACCACCGTGTACGTTACGCGGTTGGTCAACCGATGGGTGCTTTGAGCTCTTGGGCCATGCTTGCGCTGACTCACCACTTTGTGGTGCAGTTCGCCGCCTACCGTGTCGGTAGACGAGCATGGTTCGAGAACTATGCGGTCCTCGGTGACGATTTAGTTATCGGGGATGCATCAGTTGCGAAAATGTATCTTAACATAATGCAAACCTTGGGAGTGGGGATTGGGCTTCACAAAAGCCTAATCTCTGTCTCTGGTACCGCATTGGAATTCGCGAAGAGAACTTTGTATAAGGGACAGGATGTTAGTCCTGTTACCTTGACGGAGTTCAAATCGGCCTTTGCAGGTCCCGCTAACGCCGTTGAGTTTATCAAAAAATATGGCCTTACCCTGACTGTTTTCTTGAAAGCAGCAGGTTATGGTTATAGGGTCCTCGGATCCTTGAATAAACCACTGGGCTCACTAAACGGAAAAATACGTTTATTGATCTTAGCATTAAACATACCTCTTACTGTAGAGGATGTGGAAGCATTCTTCAAGCTTGGTACTCCTAACTCAGGACGTGCCATGTTTGAGTCACTATCGGTTATTAACCAGATGGTGGACAAAGAGTATAAGTTACTTCAAAGGGCAGTAAATGCCTTGCGATTTGACTTGCACTCCTTGGAGGGTGCTCACCTTCATGCGAAAGATATGGCACAAGATCTCTTACCTCGGTTGTCTCGCGACATCAAGGTAAGATCAGAAACACAGGAACTACTAGATTGGGCGAGAGCCCAAGTAGTAGAAAGATCTAACCTTAGTCATTGGATTAAGGGAGATGGCTTTTTAATGAGCCTTGTGCCTCTTGATGCTTTATCGATGACCTTCCAAACGGAGCTAGAGTTCGCGGATGCAAATCCCGAGCTAGTTCTGAAAGGTGCGGAACGCATGCGAGATGCGGAATTGCTGAAGGACCTTATTCCATTGATTAAGGAACTTCAGTACATGACCCAAGGCCATGCGAAGACAGTTGCGTCTTCCGGGGCAGCTGCCCTGAAAGAGCGACTGACCGCGGCTATGCTAGCCAAATATGACTGGACAGCCTCGGAGTTATTTATGGAATTAATTGCTATTTCGAAAGATTTAGCGTTGCTTCCATTATCTAACTTGAAGTATGCGCGAATCGTTGAGGCTCCTCGAGCCCGATTCACAGATGGGACTTACATACGTTTATGGAAGTCTTTATCTGGGTTAGCACAAGGTACAAAAAGTACGATAACTCCGGACGCTCCAAAAGAGTTTACGGGTTGGTGGTAGTTGCCACACTCGGACTTCCTAATAAAATCAGAATAGTCTGCTAGTAGATTTGTGGTATCACATAACATGCGTACCTTTGCTCTAACAGGCAGAGAACTACGTATGAAAATATTAAAGCGCATCTAAGCGTGGAACCGTACCAAAATCCTCTTCGGAGGTGGGGTGGTGCGGTAGCTG